GTATGTATATTGACGATGAGGAAAAAAAGATAAAATTAGATTCTGGTTATGGAGTTACATATCCAACAGGAGTAATTCATAGAGTTAATCAAGTCACATCTGGGGAAAGAATAGTGTTAGTTTTTTGGACAAAATCCATATTTAAGGATCCAACATTAAGGGAAATATGTTCCGAATTATCTTCCATAAAACTCAAAACGGAAGAAGAAAGATTGATACAACCATCACCTAATTTTGAAGATGTTGTGCATCAAAATTCCTTTAAACTTACAAATATTTTAAATAAAATAATAAGAACCTATGGTGATATCTGAATTATAAATACCTCTAGAAGACTAGGGGTATTTTTTATGGCGCAACCATCTAGTAGAGCGGAGTTGAAAGACTATTGCCTCAAACAACTAGGAAAGCCAGTTTTAGAAATAAATGTAGATGACGATCAAATTGATAATTTAATTGACGATGCAATTCAGTATTATCATGAGCGTCATTTTGATGGTATAGATCGAGTATTTTTAAAACATAAACTAACTCCTGCAACTAAAACAACCTTAGCTCAACCAGGTCCAGTAGGTTCTGCAACAACATCTTCTCCAGAGGTTGTTGGAGCTGGATTAACTTCTCTTACTTATGTTGAAGGAGTCAACTATTTACCTCTTCCAGATAGTATTATTGGTGTAAATAATATTCTTAAAATAAATTCTAGTACAATTTCAGACGGTCTTTTTAATATTAAATATCAGTTGTTCTTAAATGATGTTTATTATTATGGTGCATTGGATCTTCTAAACTATGCAATGGTCAAAAGATATCTTGAAGATTTGGATTTTCTCCTAAATCCTCATGCACAAATTAGATTCAACAAGAAGAATCATAAACTATATCTTGATATTGATTGGTCTCAGGTTGGAGAAAATGAATATGTAATCATTGATTGTTATAGAATCGTGGATCCTTCAGATGCACCAAAACTCTACAACGATTGGTGGTTGAAGAAATATCTCACGGCTCTGATTAAGAAACAGTGGGGACAGAATATGATTAAATTCAATGGAGTCTTACTTCCAGGTGGAGTTCAGTTGAATGGAAGACAGATTTATGACGATGGTGTTGCGGAAGTAGAAAAATTGGAACAACAACTTAAGGATGAATACGAATTACCACCACTTGATCTCATAGGTTGATATGTCACCACTCAATTCTTATTTTCTTCAAGGATCTCCGAGTGAGCAGAGACTTATTCAAGATCTAATTAACGAACAACTAAAAATGTATGGACAAGATGTTCTATACATGCCTAGAAGGATTATTGGGGAAAATACGGTTATTAAAGAAGTCACTGCATCTAAATTTGATGATAGTTTTCGTATTGAAGCCTATCTAATGAATTTTGAAGGATTCAGTGGTAATGGAGATCTTCTTACAAAGTTTGGTGTCAGAAGTAATGATGAAATCAATCTTGTGATTTCAAAGGAAAGATATGATGATTTCATTTCACCTTTGTTGAAATTATGGCCAGAAGATGAGAGAAAAGTTGCATATAGACCCCAAGAAGGAGATTTAATTTGGTTCCCTCTAGACGAATCATTATTTGAAATCAAATATGTTGAAGGTAAAAAACCTTTCTACCAACTTAACAATCTTTATGTTTATGAATTAAGATGTGAAAGATTTGAATATGAGGATGAGATTATTGATGTCCCTGAAGTTGATCCTACTGGCATAGAGATCAATGAATCCATTAAAGATCTTGGAAATGTTTATACTATTCAAATGGTTGGAACGGGTGCCACTTCAGCTGTAGCAACTGTTGGATTTGCAACGACTGATCCAAATTCCAAGTCAGTTCAGTATATTGATCTTATTAATGATGGATTTGGATATTCTTTCCCACCTACAGTTTCTATATCTACTGCACCGTCAGGTGGACTGACTGCAACTGCTGTTGCAATCATGACAAGCAGATCTACAAATCAAAAACTTGCAATTGATAGAATTCTCATTACAAATCCTGGATTTGGATACACTGAACCTCCAGTGGTAACTATTTCTGGTGGTGGTGGAAGTGGTGGAATTGCTACTGCGGTTATTAACACAAGAGTTCTTGGAGTCATTGGAATTTCCTCTGGTGGTGTTGGATACACTACAACTCCTCAAGTTACAATCCAAAGAACTTTTATTCCAACGAGTACAGGTATTTCCTCTAATATCAGAAATGCACAAGCTGAGGCAATTCTAAATTCCAATGGAGTAGTGGTTGCAATTCGTTATTCAAATGCTGGTGCTGGATACACATTTACTCCAACAATATCCTTCACAGATCCTACCGCAACTACATTCGGAGATTATGATTATAATGAAGTTGTTACTGGTTCTAGAACTGGTACAACTGGATATGTTAAGAGTTGGGATTATGTCAATAGAGTTCTTAAACTTTCTGTTGTTGATGGAACTTTTGCAAGAGGAGAAGCTATAGTTGGTGCAGCTGCAAGTTATAAAGTTGCAAGTGTTCAAACAAATGAATTCCTAGATCTATATGCGGAAAATCTTGAAATTGAATTAGCTGCTGATGAAATTGTTGATTTCAGTCAAAAGAACCCATTTGGTGAATACTAAATAATTATTACTCTACGGTTACTTGTAATGATCTCAAATTATTTTTACCACGAAATATTGAGAAAGACTATAGTGGCTTTCGGTACTCTTTTTAATAATATTCAAATCAAGCATAAAGATAATGCAGGAGATGATTTCAGTATTATTACAGTTCCAATTGCGTATGGTCCTGTTCAAAAATTCTTAGCAAGAATCGAGCAAGTTCCAGATTTAAAAAAGAGAGTTGCAATCACCCTTCCCAGAATGTCTTTTGAAATGACTGGGATTTCTTATGATTCTGGTAGAAAATCTTCTACTATGCAAACTTTTAAAGCTTTAGATCAGGCAAATAATGAACTAACAAAAGTTTTTATGCCTGTACCGTATAATGTAAATTTTAGACTTTCGATAATGTCTAAACTCAATGAAGATGCGTTACAAGTCGTAGAACAAATATTACCTTATTTTCAACCACATTTCAATTTAACTGTAGACTTGGTTTCTAGTATTGGTGAAAAAAGAGATATTCCAATGATTCTTGAAAGAATTTCAATGGATGATCAATATGAAGGTGACTTTACGACAAGAAGAGTTTTGGTGTATACACTAGATTTCGTTGCTAAGACTTATCTATTCGGACCAGTCGGAACACCAAATGATGCGTTGATCAAACAGGTTCAAGTTGATTACTATACCAATACAAATAGAGTAAATGCATCTAGACAATTAAGATATGTTGCAGAAGCTAGGGCATTAAAAGATTATAATAACGATGAAACTACTCAAATTACTGAAGATATCTCTGAAGATATAACTCAATTTGATGTTGTAGATGGATCAGTTCTACTTGAAAAAACATATATTATGATTGATTCCGAGTCTATGTTTATTCGTAAGATTTCTGGAAATACTTTGACTGTAAACAGAGGTCAAGATAATACTCCTATTACAATACATACAGCAGGAACTGCACTCAATGTAATTAATAACGCTGATGATGAATTGATAGATCTTGATGATGATTTTGGATTCAGTGAATCTAGATATGATTACGGTGATGGTAAAGTTTATAGTACAACCAAAGGAATTGATCTATGAGTTTTGAAGATATTGATAAGGCTTTGAATATTGAAACAACCCCAATTAAATCTGAAATTGTTAAATCAGAACCTACTGCAATTAAACCTGCAGAATCTCTGGATCAACTTCAAAAAGATTATGAGTATTCTAGGGGACAACTCTATTCAATTATTGAAAAGGGTCAAGAGGCAATTAATGGCATCCTAGAACTCGCACAAGAATCAGATTCTCCAAGAGCCTATGAAGTTGCTGGACAACTGATTAAAAATGTTGGAGATGTTACAGACAAACTCCTGGATCTTCAGAAGAAAATGAAAGATATTAATCAGGAACAAAAAGGATCTGCACCAACGAATGTTACTAACAATGCAGTATTCTTAGGATCTACTGCAGAACTCCAAAAGTTTTTAAAGAGTGGTCTGTTCTTGCAGACCTACAGACAATCGCACCTCTCGGAGAGGACTTTGAGTTTTCCATGGCTCGTGGAGAACTTAAAACTGCAAAGTCGGCCATTAGTAGATTGATGAAACACCTAAATGGTGAAGGTGATTTGGAAGCATGGGTTCAATCAAAAATTACTAAGGCTGCAGAGTATCTTGATACAGTAGCTGACCACATGGATGGTGGTGAAGATGATACTAAAAGATTTTCAAAAAAAGAAGTAAAAGAAAGTTTCAAAGGACATAAGTCAGTAGAAGAAATCGCAAAAAAGCATAAAGTATCTCCATCATTGATCAAAAAACAACTTGAGATGGGGATGAAAGTTGAACATGAACACACTACAGATAATGACGAAGCAATGGATATTGCATTGCAACACCTAGATGAGATTCCTAATTACTACTCCAAACTCAAAAAGATGGAGAAGGTAAAAGAAGATTGGTCCGAAAAATACAAGAAGTCCATTGATTGCGATAATCCAAAAGGATTTTCTCAAAGAGCTCATTGTCAAGGTCGTAAAAAGAAAATGAATGAGTCTTTGACTCCACATGAAGAGGCTACAAAACAAAGTAGTGAAAAATTAAAAAGAGAAAAGAAGATTACCACTGCACCAATG